GGTTGATAAGCGTGCCCCCCAAACGCGTAGACGATTGAAACTTGCATGACCGGAAGACCGCCAAAACCTGCGGCATCTTTGAAGTTATCGGGGAACTGGCGCGCCTCCGGTCGCGCGAAGTCCGAGCCGCCGGCGGAGGAGGCGTTGCCCGAGTGTCCCGCGTGGCTCGACGATGTCGGCCGTGCGGCGTGGGCCGACTGGATCCCTCGCATCGCCGCGATGAAGATCATATCGAGCGGAGATCGCGACGCGCTCGCGCTCATGTGCGACACATGGTCGCGCTACCTGGAGGCGCGCAAGCGTCTGGCCGAGGAGGGCGAGGTGATTCGCGTCGAGGCCGAGTACCGGGTGACCGTCAAGCGAAACCCGTGGAGCGCAATCCTCGCCGAGCATGGGGAGCGACTTCGTCGGATGATGAGCGAGTTCGGTCTAACCCCAGTCGGTCGCGCTCGAATCGGCGCGGCGAAGGAGCAGGCAAAGAGTGCCCCGCAAGAAGACATCTTCACCAAGCGTCGCGCGTAAGCCGAAGAAGCCGGCCGAGCATCCGGCCGCGAAGTGGAACACGATCCCCGGCTATGACGCGATCGCGACCGCAGGAAACTGCACCTTCGACGAGCAGGCCGCGCTCCATGTGATCCGGTTCATCGAGACCGCGTGCAAGCTCACGACGAGCACTTGGGCGGGGATGCCGTTCGTGCTGCTCCCGTGGCAGAAGGCCGTGATCGCGAACGCCTACGGTTGGATGCGCCCGGACGGCACGAGGCGGTATCGGCGCGTGCACATCCTGATCCCTCGCAAGTGCGGCAAGACCGAGTTGGGCGCGGCCCTCGCGCTGTATCACCTACTCGCTGACGATGAGCCTACGCCCGAGGTGATCTCGATCGCGGCCGACCGCGCGCAGGCGGGGCGATGCCTTGAGGCGGCGAAGCGCATGGTGCGCGCCGAGCCGATGCTCGAAAGTCGCACCGAGGTCTATCAACATCGCGTGATCGTGCCGAGCACGGCCGGCGTGTACAAGGTCATGTCCTCGGAGGCTCCGAGCGCGCACGGCCTGAACACGAGCGCGTGCATCGCGGACGAGGTGCACGCGATGGAGAATCGGCGCGAACTCTGGGAGGCGATCGAGACGAGCGTCGGCGCGCGTCGGCAACCGATGCTCGTGACGATCACGACCGCCGGCACGCTGCGCGAGAGCCTTGAGTTCGAGATGTACGACTACGCGCTCAAGGTGCGCGACCGCGTGATCGACAACCCGTTCTTCCTGCCCGTGGTCTACTCGGCCGGGGACGGTGATGATTGGACGAGTCCAGAGACCTGGCGCAAGTGCGCGCCGAGTCTCGGGCACACGGTGCACGAGGGGTACTACGCCGAGAAGTGCAAGGAGGCTCAAGAGCAGCCGAGCATGGAGACTCCGTTCCGAACTTACTACCTCTGTCAGCATGTCTCCGCGTCGAACCGATGGCTCCGCATGGCCGACTGGGACAAGTGCCGTCTGGACTTCGACGAGTCCCGGCTCGCCGGCCTCCCGTGCTACCTCGGGATCGACTTGGGCGAGACGAGCGATCTCACCGCGCTCACGGCGGTCTGGCTCGACAAGGATGAGGCGTGGGTGCGCTCGTGGGCGTTCGCGCCCGAGGAAGGGGCGCAGCGGCGGCAGAAGCGGGACAAGGTTCCCTACCTCGACTGGAGCCGGCAGGGGCATATGCGGCTCACGCCGGGGGACGCGACCGACTACGAGTTCGTGCGGCGGGAGATCCTGCGGATCGTCGGCGAGCACAAGGTGCAGGCGGTCGGGTACGACCCCTACAACGCGAGCGGCCTAGCGCAGCAACTCGAAGCCGACGGCCTGCGGCTCAAGCGCGTTCCCCAGAGTTACTACTACATGGCCGAGCCGACCAAGCGATGGGAGGCGATGGTGACGAATCATCGGCTCCGGCACGACGGGAACCCGGTGCTCACCTGGGCGATGTCGAACTGCGTCGTGGAGCTCGACGCGAACTCGAACCCGCGCCCGAGCAAGCGACGCTCGACGGAGAAGATCGACCCCGTGGTCGCGGGAATCGTGGCCCTCGCGGTAGCACTCGATGCCGCGCCGACGGTATCACAGGTGACACCGTACGCCGAGAGAGGAATCCTATGGCTCTGATCGACTGGTTCCGCCGACCCGCTCCGACTCCCGAGCCGACGCTCGAAGAGCGCGCGGTGATCGACCGCTCGCCGATCGGACAGCCTCCCGGAGGCGCGCAAGCGTACATCTCGACCTACGCCGACACGGGCCGCTCGATCACGCCGGAGGCAGCGAGGGAGGCTCCGACGGTATACGCCTGCACGCGGCTCATCTCCCAGAGCGTCGCGCGGATGGAGTGGCGAGTCATGCGCCGGGAGGGAGGGATCCCGGTTCCCGCTCGCGAGCATCCGCTCTATCGGCTCCTGAACATCGAGCCGAACCCGTACATGGGGGCGATGGTCTGGCGCGAGTCGATGCTCCTCGACTGCCTCCTCTACGGGAACGCCTATGCGGTGATCGAGCGCGATGCAGTCGGGCGCGTGGTCGGCCTGCACAAGTTGCGCGCGGACTCGGTCGAGGTCTCCCGCGGCCCGGACGGGATGCCCGTCTACTCGTACACCTCGTCGCGGTGGGGCATCGCGAAGAGCACCGATCAGGTGTGGCAGGCGTACGACATCTTCCACCTTCGCGCGCCGAGCCTCGACGGTCTCCTCGGCGAGACTCCGATCTACCTCGTGCGGAACATCATCGGCGTGGAACTCGAGGCGGAGAAGTTCGTGGCCTCGTTCTTCCGCAACGGCGCACGGCCGGCTGGTCTGATCAAGGTCACGGGGACGCTCACCGAGGAAGCACTCAAGCGGCTCCGCCAGTCGTGGCAGTCGATCACGGGCGGAGCGGAGAACGCCGGCCGCGTGGCGATCCTGGAAAGCGGCTACTCGTGGGAGAAGGTCTCGGTCGATCCCGAGGAAGCGAAACTCGTCGAGTTGCGCTCGTTCTGTCGGTCGCAGATTGCGGCCGCGTTCAATGTCCCGGTGCACATGGTCGGCGACGCGACGAAGACCTCGTACGCGAGTGCCGAGCAGGCCGATGCCGAGTTCGTGAAGCATTGCCTCGCGAACTGGGCCTCGCGGTTCGAGGAGGAGTGCGCGCGGAAGCTCGTGCGCGAGGGCGAGCCGATCGAGACGCACATCTCGTTCGACGCGCTCCTCCGAGGCGACCTCGCGTCGCGATTCGCGGCGTACTCGACCGCGCTCAACAATGGCTTCCTCACGATCAACGAGGTGCGCGAGCGCGAGAACTACGCGCCGATCGACGGCGGCGATGTGGCCCGCGCGCCCGTGAACTTGGCGATCGTCGATCCGAACGCCGGCAAGGCGGGCGACCAGTCGCCGCTCACGGCCCCGGCTCCCGTGCCGGCAACGGCTCCGACCGCTCGGGACTCGAGGGGACGCTACGCGAAGCGCAAGTCGAAGCGGCTCGCCGATCTCTCGCCCGAGGTGCAGGAGTGCGTGAGCGGCAAGATCGGTCGGCTCCTCGACGAGGGCTACGATCAGGATCAGGCGGTCGCGATCGCTATCTCGATGTGCACGGAGGCCGAGGGTGGCTGACTCCTTCGAGCCTAACGCCTCGATGCGCGAGGAGGCCGACCGTGGCCTCGCGTGGCGGCGCGAGCACGGGCGCGGCGGGACGGAGGTTGGGGTCGCCCGAGCGCGTGACATCGCCAACGGGCGCGCGCTCTCGATCGACACGGTGCAGCGCATGGCCTCGTACTTCGCGCGGCACGAGGTGGACAAGCAGGGCCAAGGGTGGGGGCCGGGTGAAGAGGGCTTCCCATCGGCCGGCAGGATCGCGTGGGCACTCTGGTCAGGCGACGCAGGCCGCTCGTGGGCCACGAACATTCTGGAGCGCGTAGACCGCGCAGAAGGGGACATCATGGAGCGACGCTACGGGCAGGCGATGGAAGTGCGTGCGGACGATGGCCGGGAGATCCTCCGAGGCTACGCGAGCGTGACCGAGACCGCGTATCCGATCGGATACGCCCACGAGATCATCGTGCGCGGCGCGTTCGAGCGCACGCTCCGCGAGAAGCCGGATGTGGTCGCGCTCTGGAACCACGACGCTTCGATGCCGATCGCTCGCACGACGGCCGGGAGTCTCCGGCTCGCCGAGGATGAGCACGGCCTCGTGGTCGAGATGGAGCCGATCGACACCCAGGTCGGCCGGGACGCTCGCGTCGCGGTGCGCTCGGGCGTGGTCTCGGCGATGTCGTTCGGCTTCATCGTGCGCTCGGATCGCTTCGAGGAGCGGGACGGCAAGGTTCACCGGATGATCGAGGATCTCGAACTCCACGAGGTCTCGGCCGTGACCTTCCCGGCGAACCCGGCTACCGACCTCGTGGTCGATCGCCGCTCGTTCGACCTCTGGACGGCGAGCGCGCCCGTGCCGGCGACGGTTCGTCGGCGTATCTGGCTTGGCCCCAAGCGTTGACCTTCGATACTCAAAGATGCGAGGATAAGGATATGGACTTCAAGTCGGCCCATCGGCAAGCCTTCTACCGCTACCTCCTGCGAGGTGCTCACGGCATCAGCAGCGAGGACGCGCAGATCCTCGCGGAGAAGCGCGGCGTGACTGACTCGGCCGCGAACATCGCCCCAGATAACTGGAGCGAGATCATCGGCGACGGCTTCGACACCAACTACCTGATCGGCCGATGCCGCAAGGTCACGGTGAACGGGCCGACGCTGTCGGTGGCCGGATACACCGAGACGGCCGAGACCACGAACCGGATCACTTACAAGGAGGAGGGTGCTCGCGCCGATCTCGCCGGCGCGGCGTTCGCTCTGCCTCGCTTTACGGTGTCTGGTGCGGCTCCTTCGGGCTATGCCTTCAACTACGAGAACGCGAAGATCACGCTCCACGAGGTCGGCGTGAATGTCACGGTCTCGAAGGAACTCATCGAGGAATCGATGGGAAGCGCATCGGTCGAGGCGATGCTCGCTGATCTTCTCGCGAAGAAGCTCACGAGCGAGATCGAGCGGCAGATCATCATCGGACGCCCTGCTACTTCGACCGTCGCTAATCGTCGCGAGTGCCAAGGCATCTTCGAGTACGCGCAGCACACCGACCAGATTGTCACGGACGGCGGGAGTGCGGCGGTCGATCACATCGACTTCTCATCGATGGGCATCGCTCTGGAGAAGATGCGCGCATCGTCGCACGCCAAAGCCTGTTGGATCTTCGGAAACAACTCGATCGGCGACTTCACGCATCAATCCGCGAACAGCAGCGCGCTGCACGATCCGCTCGAATCCGAGGTCGCGGCGTTCGGTCGCATCCTCGGGAAGCCGGCCTTCTACACGCCGCACTTCACGCACGGCAGCGCAGGGGACATCCTCTGCTTCCTCGTGAACTTCGACGCATATGTGCTCGCCATGCACCGCGACGGTGTGCAGATCGAGCGTCTGAACGAGGTGGCTGCGGCCACCGGACAAGTCGTGCTCCGTGCCTCCGTCCGCGTGGGCGGCAACATCATCGACCCTCGGTCGCTGATCCAGGTCGTGAGCAACTAATCACCAACGCCTAAAGGAGGCAACATATGGAAGGTGATACCTACAAGGCACTCGTCGAGAAGATGGGTGCTCTCTACGCGGAGATGCAGGAGATGGTGGCAGGCATGGAGGGCGCGACCGAAGAGGACGCGGCCAAGATGTCGGCCGAGTACGAGAAGAAGAGCAAGGAGTACGACGCGCTCGCCAAGCGTCGCGACATGGTCGCCGACCTGAACTCGCGCGCCGCCAAGGGCGCGCACGGCGTGGTCGTGGTCGAGCGTTCGGCTCCGGCCGTCGCCGCCAAGATCGAGCGCGGCATCGTGACCGACGCGAAGTACGCCGATGCCTTCGGCGACTACCTGAAGCGCGGCTACTCGCCGAACTTCGACACCCGCGCGCTCTCGGCCGGCTCGGCCGCTGACGGCGGCTACCTGCCGAGCGAAGGCTTCTACGCCCAGTTGCAGAAGTCGATTCAGCAGAACGCGGCGATCCTCAACCTCGTCCGCAAGATCCCCGTCGGCAACTTCACGACCAACCTCACGCTTGAAGTGGACTTCACCTCGTCTGACTTCGACTCGGGCGCGACCGAAGGATGGGCCGGAGAAGGTGGCGCGGTCGGTGAATACTCGCCGACCTACGACAACAAGACCTTCACGGGCAACGCGCTGCGCCGCGTGGTCAAGGTGTCCAAGGAACTCGTCGCGGACGCTCCCGCTCGCGGTAGCGACTTCTCGATCGAGTCGATCGTCGCCAACCGTCTTGGCCAGTTGTTCGCGCACTCGATCGAGCACGCACTCTGGAACGGCAACGGCACGAACAAGCCGCAGGGCGTGACCTCGGCGAGCCTGACCGCCGGCGACACACTCGGCACGGCCGGCACGCTGACCGCTGACGAACTGATCGACTTCGTCTACGCGCTGCCCCAGAAGTACCGCGTGTCGCCGACCTGCGCGATCGTGGCCCACGACTCGTTCTTCAAGGCTTGCCGCAAGCTCAAGAACGCCGTGACCACGAGCGGCACGATCCCCTACCTCTGGGAGGAGTCCTTCAAGGCCGGCGAACCCGCTCGCCTGCTCGGCATCCCGGTGTACGCCTCGCCCTACGCGACTTCGTTCGGATCGACCGCAGCGGCGACCCTCGCCGTGATCGGTGACTTCGATCACTTCGTCATGGCCGAGCGTTCGGGCATGGAAGTCCAGGTGCTCCGCGAACTGTACGCCGGCAACGGCCAGATCGGGTACATGGGCGAGATGCGCCTCGATGCGAAGATCTGCCGCACCGATGCGTTCCGCACTCTGGTCAACCCCTGATCGGATGAACTGATCGCACACGAGGGCGGGCCGCAAGGCTCGCCCTCTTTCTTTCGGAGCACGCATGAGAGTCCACATCCTGAAGTCCTTCGTCACGAGTGCCGGAGCGTTCGCCGCGGGGATGCGCTGCGAGATTCCAGATTCCGACGCGGCGCGATACATTGCGTCCGGCTTGGTCGAGCGCGACGAGCCGAAGATCGAGACTCCCGAGCGTGGCCGCGTGCGGCTTCGCAAGGCGACGAAGGAGGCGAGCGATGCTGGCGATTGATGGTGCGACCTACCTCTCGAATGTCGAGGCCACCTCGCCGGCGGTCGAGCCTGTCACGCTTGCCGAGGCGAAGGCGCACTTGCGCGTGACGCACACGGACGAGGACTCGCTCATCACCTCGCTCATCGTGGCGGCTCGGAACTATGTCGAGGGACTGGCGAATCGGCCGCTCGTGAATCGCACCTACACGCTCAAACTCGATCGCTTCCCCGGCGGATACGAGATCATCCTCCCGGCCGGCAAGGTCTCGGCGGTGTCCTCGATCACCTATGTGGACACGGCGGGCACGACGCAGACCTTGAGCGCGAGCGCGTACACGCTCGAAGGGCAGCGGCTCCCAGGCTCGATCGTGATCAACCCGAGCACGCTCTCGGCGTGGCCGGCGACGCGGTTCTACGCGGGCATCTCAAGCGTGACGGTGTCCTACACGGCCGGCTACGGCGCGGCGGCGGCGAATGTCCCGCAGGCACTCCGGCAGGCCGTGCTGATGTCGGTCGCGTATTGGTATGACATCGCCCGAGAGACCGGGAGCGAGACCGCGCTCACCGAAGTCCCGCACGGTGTCGAGTCGCTCGCTCGGCTCTACTCGATCCCGAGGATGGCATGAGGCGAGTCCGCTCCGGCCTGATGCGTACCCCGTTCCTCGTGCTCAACCGCACGACGGATCTCGACGAGTTCGGCTCGCTTGAGCCGTCCTTCCTCGGCGTGGGCACGATCGTCTGGGGCTACCTCAAGGGAACCTCCGCCGCCGAGGGTGTCGAGCGCGAGAAGGTCACGCACCAACGCTCCTACGAGATCATGATGCGCGAGAAGGATGCCGCGCTCTTGTCGGTGACTTCCCGCCTCCAGTCGGATAGGGCCACCTTCGAGATCATCGGCATCGAGCAGTACGACGCGCGGCAGCAGACCGTGACCGTGACCGTACGGGAGGTGGTCTGATGTCGCAGCAGTTCTTCGAGAGCGTCAACCTGTCCGGCGGGAAGGAACTCGTCGCGGCCTTCAAGAAGATGGACGAGAACCTCAAGAAGGCGACCATCGAGCGCGTGGCGACCCGTACGCTCGAACGCATCGCCGCCGCCATGCGCTCCGAGGTGGGGTCGCTCGCGACGAACACGGACAAGGGTTTTCCGGGCGACCGTCTCTGGCCGTACATGAGGCGCGGCCGAATGGTCTCGCCAGGTCTGGCGCGTGCCAAGGTCACGACGGCGATCGCCGTGATCCCGCTCGGTTCGAAGCAGCGTCGGCTCTACATCGGTCGCCGTATCGGCGTGACCGGGAAGAGCGGGGCGTTCTATGGCCGGCTCATCGAGAAGGGGTTCTCGATCGTCCGCAAGGGCCGGATGCGCGGATGGGTGAAGGGGAAGAAGGACATCCCCGGCAAGTGGATCTTCTTCCGGCTCTTCAAACGGCTCAAGCCGGGGGCCGAGGCGACGGCGGTGCAGGAGTTCGCCGACTTCATCAATGCGTGGGGCAATATCAAGTCGGCCCCCAGTAAGGATCAATCGTGAGCGCACAAACGGTCTGGAACATCGAGACCGCGATGAAGGCCAAGGTCGCCGCTACGGCGAGCCTGACCTCGATCATCGGCACGAACCCGGTGCGGATCTACCCGGAACTTCGGGAGGACAATGGGTCGCTCCCGGCGATCGTGTACGAGTTGAACTCAAGCGCGCCGTACCTCGTCCTGTCCGGCGTGCCGACCCTCACCCGGTCGAGCGTGTCGCTCCATTGCCTCGCGCTCGACAAGAAGGTCTCCGTGGACATCGCCCAGAAGGCTCAAGCGATCTTCGCCGACTGGGCGCAGGACTTCTACTCGGGGCCGACCCTGAAGATTTCCGTGAAGTCGAGCCGGGTCTCGACGATCCAGACCGACTACCAACCGCCCGCAGATGGTGCTACGCACGGTTTGTATCTGGCGACGCTAGAGGTAGTCTCGATGCACTCCTAACGAGGTACACCCATGGCACTCTCTGCATACAACACGACCTTGAGCATCAGCGGATCCGCGATCGCCGAAGTCACTAATCTCTCCGTCGGCGGCTCCTCGTTGACCGAGATCGACATCACGAGTCTTTCCGACTCCGACAAGCAGTTTGTGATGGGCGCGTTCGAGGCGGGCACGCTTACGATCGACTTCTTCGCGCCGGCTAACTATGCCGACATCAACGCGTCGCTCAACCCTGTAAGCGGTGACGCTTCTGCGACTGCGTTCACCCTTTCCTTCTCTGGTGGTTCCTTGATCGCCGTCTTCGACGGCATCTGCACGAACCTCTCGATCTCGGCGGAGCAGGATGGGGCCGTGACCGCGTCCGCTACCGTCAAGCTCACTTCCGCAATCACCTGGAGCGTCTAACCATGGCAATCGTCGCACCTGGATCACTCTTCCGTTACGCCGCGACCTCTGGATCAGCCGGAACCGTGGACACCACGCTCGGCGAGGTCAAGTCGATCTCCCTCGATGGGATCTCGATCGCCGAGATCGATACCTCTGCCCTGTCGGCAACCGTGAAGTCCTTCATCGGCGGCACGAAGGACTCGGGAACGATCAGCGTGACGCTGTTCGCTCCGGCCTACACTTCGGGCCTTCTCGGTTCGACTGGCGCACTCAACCCGTCCTCCTACGCGAATGGGGCGGCGTATCGGAAGTTCTCGATCCAGTTCGGCCCCAACACGGGCACGGGCGGATTTGCGCTTGCCTTCATCGGCTATGTGACCTCGTTCAATGTCTCGGCCGCAGTCGATGGCGCGGTCGAGGCCGATCTCACCGTCCGCGTGACTGGCGGCTTCACCTCCTCGACCTGATCGCCTCGCACATCTCGGAGCACCACACCATGACCGCATCCAAGGACTTCGTGCTTTCCCTTGCCGCCTCCATTCCCGTGGAGGCGGTTTCCATTCCCGGCATCGCCGAGCCGATCTCGATCCGTGGCCTCACGGCCGGCGAGCGAGACTCGTTCGAGGCCGCGTGCTTCATCGGCAAGGGCACTAACCGCGAGATGAACTTCGTGAACCTCCGCGCGCGCCTCCTCGTCCGGTGCATCTGCGACGCAGACGGCAAGCGGCTCTTCGCCGACGGCGATGTCGAGCAGGTCGCGGGCCTCCCGGCTCGCGTGATCGACCCGCTCTTCGAGGTCGCCCAGAGGCTCTCTGGGATGGGCGCGAAGGATGTGGAGAGCATGACGGGAAACTGACCGAGCGAGCGTGCCGGCGGTTCCTCTTCCGCCTCGCGCTCGCGCTCGGGATGACGGTCGCCGAGGTCGAGTCTCGCGTGTCATCGCGCGAGCTCACCGAGTGGATGGCCTATGACGCGCTCGAACCGATCGGCGGATTCCGCACCGACTACGGTTTCGCGATGCTCGCCGCGCTCTATGTGAACGCGCACCGCAAGCCGGGTAGCGCGGCCGCGAAGGTCTCCGAGTTCATGCCGTGGCTTCCGAAGTCTCCTGCCGCCGAGAGTAAGGGGCCGGACGCTTGGATCGCTATGCTCAAGGCACTAGGAGGCTCGAAGAGTGGCTAACACGGGCGACCTGTTCGTCAACTTCAAGGTCAACGCGGACGGACTCCAGAGCGGGTTCGCCGCTCTGAACGGCTTCGTCGGGAAGTCCAAGCGCGACCTGGCGGCGATGGATGGAGCGGTGAACGCTCTCTCGACCACGCTCGCGAAACTCGGCATCGATCCGTCGTTCATATTCCAGATGCGCGACCTCGTGCAGATCGGGACGAAGCAGATCCCGAAGGTCGTGGAGGGCATCGCGGCACTCGAACGGCAGGCGGGCGCGCTCGCGGGGATGAAGATCACGGCTCCGAAGTTGGAGGCTCCGGTCGCAGCGGCGGCGGCTACGGTCGCGCCTGCGATCGACCCGACCGTCCTTCCTCCGATCGATCTCGCGCCGATTGAAGGCGTGGCGAAGGCGATCCGGAGCGCACGCGAGCAGGCTACGGGCGACATCGACATCCTCGGGAGCACGATCACGAACTCGCCGATCCTCTCGATGGGTGGAGCCGTCGAGGCCCAGATGGCGAAGGCTCGGGCATCCTTCGCGACTGGTTCGGTCGATATGGCCGATGCGATCGTGCTCGGCTCGTCGCGCATCGAGGAGGCGATCGTCCAGACGGCAACCGTGACGAAGTCGCAGGGCGGCGCGATCACGGCCGCGCTCGGCAAGGTGCGGGACTTCACGGGCACGATCCCGGCCCGGTTCGTGGCTCTCCGCGACTCGATGTCCTCGGCGTTCTCGTCGGGCGCGACGGCTGCGACTGGCGCGCTCTCGAAGATCGGGCCGGCGATCTCGTCGCTCCCGACGCTCGCCTCGACGGCGTTCGGCCGGATCAAGGCGGGCTTCCAAGGCTTGCCGGCTGCGAGTTCGACGGCGTTCGAGGCGATCAAGTCCGGCGCGCTCAAGTTCGACGCGACGCTCACGGGCGTGGCGGCACGAGCCGCGACGGCCGGCCGTGCGATCGGGGCCGCGCTCTACACGGCTCTGGGGCCGATCGGCCTGATCCTCGTCGCCGCCGGCGCGCTCTATGCCGTGATCGAGAAGTTCGTCTCCGATGCCGAGGCTCGAGTCGCCGAGTCGAATGCGCGCATCGAGGCGAGTATGTCTCGCACCAAGGCGGCTATCGACGAGGTGCTCGGATCGCTGAAGAACATCCGAGCCGAGCGCGAGCGAACCGAGGCCAAGTCCGAGGGCATCGAGGCGGACATCAAGGGTCTTCAGGCTCTCCTGAACGCACGAGGCGACGGGATCCGATTCACCGAGGAGCAGATCGCACGAGAGCGCGACCTCCGGGATGAGATCGCCGCGAACGCGACAGCGCAGAAGACGCTCGCGGACGCATCGCGTGATCGAGCTAAAGCCGAGGAGACCGTCCGCAAGGCCGAGCAAGGCTTGCGCGATGCCGAGATGTCGCTCAACCTGGGCGAGATCGAGGAGTCCAAGTTCAACGAACTCGAAGCGAATCTCAAGCAGCAGTATGCGATCCAGAGTGCGATGCGCGCCCAAGAAGAGGAAGCCAAGAAACTGGCCGAATCGACGAGCCAGTCGCTCGCCCTCGAGCAGCAACGGCTCGACCTCGTGTCGAAGGTCGCCGAGCAGCGTCGGCGTGAGGCCGAGGCCGAGGCCCAGAAGCAGGCGGTCGCTTCGATCCTGCAAGGCATCGAGGACGAACGGCTACGGCTCACGCTGTCGGCGGCTGACTACGAGGAGATGATCCTCGACCGCCGGATCAAGCAGGCGGGCATCGAGGATCCGCAAGTGATCGCCCGGATCAAGGCGGCGCAGGATGCGCTCAACCTCGCCAAGCAGCAGGCCGAGGCCGAGAAGGTCGCGAAGGCCGCAGCGGGCGAGAAGAACACGATCGCGCAGGAGACGATTCGGATCACGGAGGAGGCTCGCGCGCTCCAGTCCGCGATCGACTCGATCGCCAACGAGCAGGCCGCGCTCGAGCGCGAGATGCTAGAACTCACGATGGGCAAGGCCGCGGCCGAGGAGCACATCCTCCGCATGAAGGCGCAGGCGGCGGGCCTCGACGCTGCGGCGACCAACGACCTGATCGAGCAACTCAAGGCCGTGCAGGATCTCCGGGATGCCGTCGCCGAGCGCAAGCGCACCGAGGCCGAACAGAATCGGCTCCTCGACGAGCGTACCCGCCTGGAGGCGAGCATCGCCGACGCGACCGAGGCCGCACGCGCGAAGGCGATGGAGGACGATCTCCGCCGGCAGCAGATGACCGAGACCGTATCGACCGCGATCGGCGGACTCAAGATCGCCGCGACGAGCGACGCGATCGACATCGATCGCCGAATCTTCGACGAGACCAAGAAGCAGACCGACGAACTGAAGAAGATCAACGCCGCGCTCTCGGCCGGCGGCGTGGCGGTGCTTACCTGAAGGGGTGACCTATGGCCGTGATCGTCAAGAGCATCGAGGAGACCGAAGCGAACGACACGAAGTCGGCGCGCGTGAACCTGCTCGTCACGGCCGTCTCGGCCGGCACGGCCTCGGCCGCTCGTACTCAACTCACGGGCGCGGGCTACACGCTCGGCGCGTCGTACTCGGGCGGCATCTCGTCGGGAGCGAAACTCTCGAACCTGTCCTATGCCCCAGTCGATGACTCGGGCGGGCAGACTTGGACGGCGACGGCCTCGTATACAGACGATGCGCAGTCGGAGATAGCGCAGAACTTCGCGAAGATCGAGTCGAGTACGCGCGTCGAGGCCGTCGATATCTGGCGCACGGGCGCGACGCTCCCGGCGAACCTATCCTCGCCCGGTCTCACGACGGACATCGGCGGGACGAAGGTCGATCAAGCCGGCGTGCCCGTATCTGGACTCGTCGTGCAGCAGGAGTTGACCTACACGGTGCGCCTGAACTTCACGAACACGGATCAAGCGACCGTCAACACGATGATCGGCACACGCAACTCGGCAGACTTCCTCGGCGGGACGGCCGGCTATGTGCTGTTCACGGGCGTGCGTCGCTCGCGCATCGCGGTCGATCTCTATGAGGTGACCTATACCTTCGTCTGGGATGCGGCCGCGCACCTGCGCCAAGTGCCAAAGCGGCAAGCCGACGGCGACCCGCAACTTTCCGCCGGCCAAGCGGTCGAGGTCTACGCGCGGCAACCATTCCCCGGCACATCCGCCTTTAGTGGCCTTCCCGGTATCTGACGATGAAGCCGACGATCAACAAGGGACTCGGCGCGCTCACTCCAGAGACCTGGGGGCAGATTTACGCGGCCGTGCAGGCGACCGGAAGCGGCGACCGCACGGGCGAGAACTACGCGCAGCGCGAGAAGCGGTTCCCGGCACGGATCACCGGGAACACGATCGCCGTAGCCGGCCGCGCGCGATGGAAATACTCGTGGGAGGAAGTGCGGCGCGACGCGTCCAACTCCCTCGTCGTGTCGATCGTCGCGGACGGGAGGACGGGCACGACATCGACCGACTTCGCCGTCAACCTGTTCGAGCTATCGAACACGGCCACGAACGCGTACGGCTACGCCGTGACATCGCTCGAACTCGATACGGCCGATGGATTCTCGATAGCACCTATCCCGACCAATGTGATCGTCGAGATGGTCATGCGTCGAGCGGCCGACGGTAGCCTCGCGTACGAGTTCATCGCGCCGAATCCGATCACGGGAACCTGTCCCGCCGGACTTGTTCAGGAACTCGACGGCGGCGAGTACGGAGCAACCTGATGGCCGACATCATCAAGCACAAGCGCAGCGGCGACACGGGCGAGGAACCGACCACGGGCGAGCTCGCGCAGGGCGAGATCGCAATCAACTACTACGACGGCGCGCTCTTCGTCGAGACCGACAACGGCACGACGCAGGCGATCGCACGCATCGACGGTCGCAAGGCCCAAGTGAGCGTCTACACGACATCATCGACATGGACGAAGCCGACCGGATGCGCGTATGTCGATATGTGGCTCATCTCTGGCGGAGGAGGCGGCGGTAGTGGCCGATGCGGCGCGGCTGCAACGCATCGCAGCGGCGGCGGCGGTGGCGGCGGATGCTGCATCAATGTGCAGAACTTCCCGGCTAGTGCCCTTCCTGCAACGCTCTATGTCACGGTTGGAGCCGGCGGGACTGGCGGAGCAGCGCAGGCGACGAACGACACGAACGGAAACAACGGAACGGCCGGAGGTGAAAGTCGAGTCGGCTCCACCTCTGGGGCCGGTGATATTGCTCTCACCGGAGTCGGCAACGCCGGGAGCGGCGGGCAGACCACGAGCGGCGCGGCCGGCTCATCGACTACGGCCGGGATATTCGACGGCGGCGCAGGCGGAGCAGGCGCACACACGACCGGGGCGAACTCGCCAGGCTTCACGAAGGGCGCGAGCGGCGGCGGCGGTGGTGGTGGCATCACGAGCGGCAACGCCACCGCAGGCGGTGGCAACGGATCGCGCACCGCGCACTTCAACGGGAGCGGCGCGGGAGGAGCGGCAAACGCCGCAGGAAGCACCGGAGCGTCGAACGGTGTCGTTGGCACGGGCGGCGGTGGCGGTGGCGGCAGTTCAACGGCAGGCCGCGCCGGAGGCAATGGCGGCAACTACGGCGGCGGTGGAGGCGGTGGCGGCGGCGGATTGAACGGGATCGGGAGCGGCGCAGGCGGAAGCGGTGGGCCGGGACTCGTCATCATCACGGCATACTTTTAGGAGATCCTCATGCGATGGGCGATCGTCATCGGCGGCATCGTGGACAACATCATTATTTGGGACGGCGGCTCATCGTGGTCGCCTCCAGTCGATAGCACGATGGTTCAACTCGCCGATGGGCAACGGTGCTCGATCGGTTGGGAGTGGGATGGCACTAACTTCGTCGAGCCGGAGGAGCCATGACGCGCGCGCTCGTGATCGTGTGCGCCGTGATCGCCGGATGCTCGACGGCCACGGAGAAGATCGCGCGATCCTCGAACGAGATCGGCACGCTCGCGAGGTCGAGCGGCCGTCGGTTCGAGACGATCCACGAGGAGACCTGGAAGCCGGATCCGTCGATCCCGGCGATCCGCACGCAAGCCGAGGGGGGCATCGTGGAACAAGAGCAGATACTCGGGCTCGTCGATGCCGTGCAGGTGTATCTCATGGGCACGACGAACATCACGCCGTGGTGGGCCGAGGTCGTGACCTACGCGCTCCTCGCGCTCTCGATCTCTGGCGTGGCGTTCCTCGTGTGGCACTTGGGCCTCGGGAAGTTCATCCGAGGATGGCTCGGCCTCATCACGCCGGCCGAGCGTCGCAACGCCGAACTCGCGGCCGAGCTCATCGAGGTGGGCGGCGATGATGCGCGCGCTCGAGTGTGGCAGATGCGCGAGCGCGATAGGATGTTCGACGAGGCTTTCAGGCGCACCGCGCCACCTCAACCTGTCCGGAAGAATCGAAAGAAGGGATCTACACATGGTGCTCGCAAGCGTTGAATCGTTCCTCGGCTCGGTCTGGGCGTGTGGCCTCTGCCTCGTCGGCGGCTTTATCGTTGGTCACTTCGGCCTGCTGTCCAAGTGGCTGAAGAAGTGAGATGCTGAACCCGGCGCGTGCCTGCTGCTGCACCGGATCATCCACGCCCTGCGATGCGTGCTCGTGGCCTCCTGCACCCGTACCGCCGAATCGCACCTACAAGATCAAACTCGACGCCGGCGAGATGGCGTGGCACATCGAGGGCACGGCCGGCTATGTGCTGACGGGAGATCAGGTCGAATCTTGCGGTGGATTCGGCTGTCCAAACTCAACGCTTCAACCTCCTCGGCGGCTGTATCAAGGCAGCGACAAGATCACCGTTTCTCCTTGGGTGTCTTCGGAGCAACTTGTCGCCTCGTACATCATCTCGTCTCCGTTCGATCAGGTATGCCGACCTGGCTCCGGCGATGATCCATTGTGCCAGTATGACTCTCCCGGTACTGGTCGAGCTCTGACAGGTATCACCAAGCAGATCGCGCGACCGAACGGGAATCCGACTGGCATCCTCCAATGGACTGTCGGCGGGATCAACAGCACCGAGATATCTGCGACCTTCAACTCTGGAACCACGGTCACGGGCGGACTCGCATCGATCGCAGCGTGGTACACGCCGAGCGTCAGAACCCAGAGCGGCGGAACGCCTCCGTGCGGTGCAGGCACGACCTTCTCGCACGCTTGCGGAACTCCTCCGTGCAACTGCGTGAGCCGTCTGCGCGTGCTCTTCCGATTCCCTACTCGCGTCGAACCTGGCGACAACTGCTCCGACCCGTCAGCAACTTGGGGATCGCCGTATGAGTACGACTCATACGAGGAGGCCGAAGCGATCTACTACGGCTGTCATGATTACGATCAGGGATCCTCGACCGTATACGAGGTGAGGAAGTTCACGCTCGATAGGTGGCGACCGATCGGGCAGGCAACATCGTGGACTCCGGGAGTCTCGTTCGGCCCGTGGGACAGCGGTGCTACATCCTCAACGGTGCTCGGCCCATGCGACGCAACGGCTACGGTTGGAACGGGTGGAACTATTACCTTTAGTGCCGCGCCGAGCGTGTCGATCACGGACAACTTCCCCGCTCCGTGCGTCACGCTGTCGTTAACGAACTGGTACTCGGCGGCATACGCGGGGCCGATCCCGTCGATGATCGAGGTCGAGCGCATATGAGCGAGCGAGTCGTGGTCTACACGAACGGAATCGCCGACCTCGCGCGCGGGGCCGTCGGCGTGGCGAAGGCCGCGCTCGGGCGCGACCGCGCTCCCGAGGACGCGATCACCGCGCGATGGGACTCGTGCCTCGCGTGCGAGAAGCACGACCGGGGAGTGTGTCTGGCCTGCGGATGCTTCGTCGGCGCGAAGATCAGGCTCGCGAGCGCGTCGTGCCCAGAGGCGCGTTGGGTCGCCGTGACGGTCGCCGGCGATGCTCCCGCCGACCCGCCGAAGCGGCGCGGATGCTGCGGCAAGCGCGGCGCATAACCTTGTGGATAAGTGGCAACGGTTGCCACCTCCGATAACTCCGTGCGCGTAAGTCCCGCTCCCGTGGATACTTGCGCGAGCCGATAGAATATCTTGGATATCCTATTGACTCGCGGCGATTCTGGCCGATGATGTGTGGGTCGGGAACGAATCCCGACGAAAGGAACCGACCGTGAACTACACGATTAGCGATAGCGGGTATGCAACGATTGACGATCACCAGACTGTGCAAGAGATCATCTTTGAAGCCGGCCTTGAACGCATCAACTGCTATAGGTGGTCTCTTGATGTTTCGCGCGGACGAGCGATCAGCGCGCAGATCACGAACGATCCAGACGGCTGGTGCGGATCGTGGATCCTCGCGAACCTGTACCACGGTCTCCCGCGAATGTCCTTGCCTCGCCGGCGCGAGCGTATCATCGAGGCAGCTCGAATCATGCGCGAGGTGATCGCGTGAGTTACCTCCCGCACGAAGCCGAGGCCGAAGCCTCACGCACGATCCTCGCGCACATCGACCCCAAGCACATCGAGCCGGACTCGGATGCCTTCGACGATGCCCTCGCGCATATGTTCTCGTCGTGCCGCTCGTCGGCCGATGTCTACGGGATTGTCGAGGAGACCGGGATGATCGAGGTGCGCGCCGCGTACTCGATCACCGGGGAGCCGATGATCGTCGATCTCACCGACCTCGTGATCCTTGAGGAGGTTGACGAATGATCGCCGCCCTCCTCGCCGCCGCGCTCGTCGTGCCGCCTCCCGACGGCACGGACACCCGCCGGATCCTCGACGCGCTACGCCAGGTTGAAACGGGCGGCTCGCGCGACCCAGACCGCGCCGTCGGCGACGATGGCCGCGCGCTCGGCGCGTACCAAATACACCGCGTGTACTGGCTCGATGCGGTCGAGCACGAGCCGAGCCTGCGCGCTCGCGGCTACGAGGCCGTGACCGACCGAGCCTACGCCGAGCGCGTCGTGCTCGCGTACCTATCGCGCTACGCGAGGGACTGGTCGATCGACACCATCGCACGGATCCACAATGGAGGGCCACGGGGCGCAACTGGAACGCGCCGGAGAGCCACGGACGGCTACGCTGCAAAGGTTTCACGGGAGTACGCACGATGCGATACTTGAGTGTGTGCAGCGGCATCGAGGCCGCGAGCGTTGCGTGGCATCACCTCGGGTGGACACCCGTAGGATTCTCGGAGATCGAACCCTTCCCGGCGGCGGTGCTCGCGCACCGATTCCCAAACATCCCCAACTACGGAGACATGACGAAGCATGAACAATGGCCCATCACCCGAGGTGCAATCGACCTTCTGGTCGGAGGAACTCCCTGCCAGTCCTTCAGCGTCGCCGGACTGCGACAGGGACTCGCCGACCCACGCGGAAACCTCATGCTCACCTACCTGGCGATCGCTGATCGACTGCGCCCGAGATGGCTCGTGTGGGAAAATGTCCCCGGTGTTCTGTCGAGCGGGGGAGGACGGGATTTTGGAACCTTCCTCGGGGCGTTGGGGCAACTCGGGTATGGGTGGGCCTACCGGGTGCTCGACGCTCAATACCTGCGAGTGGGGCGATGGCCCAGAGCCGTCCCGCAACGCCGCCGCAGGGTCTTCGTCGTTGGTCGCCTCATTGAGCGAAGTGCTCGAGACTGGGCCGCTCCCGGCGAAGTACTCGCTCTCGCCGAGGGCTTGCAGCGGCATCTTGAGGCGCGCCGAGCGAAGGGGAAAGGCGTTGCCGCCGATGCTGAAGGCGGCGTTGGAGGCGGTTGCATCACAAGTCACCGAGTAGCACCAACGCTTGAAACGACGGCCCACGACTACAGCAGAGCGGACGGATTCACCATGATCGCGCAGCCGACCGCCGGTACGCTCGGCACTCGTGGCCTTCGGTCGCACACCGAGTTAGATGGGCACGGAGCGTATATCCCAGTAGCTCCCGTCCCCTACGACCTGTTTCAGATCACCGCCCCGGTGAATCGTCAGAACCGCGTACCTGGCGACCCGTGCCACACGCTCGCCAAGGACAACGCGGCCCATGCGGCGTTGGCGTTCACCGATACATCGGCCACGATCAAAGGCGGAAGCGGTGCGCGTGGATATCCCGACCCTTCTGATGGGAACGGACACTCCATCGTCGGAAACGCGATGACCGTCCGCCGACTCACGCCTCGCGAGTGCGAGAGACTTCAAGGTTTCCCGGATGACTGGACGATGATCCCGTACCGTGGCAAGCCTGCCGAGCAATGCCCAGACGGCCCTAGGTACAAGGCACTCGGGAACTCGATGGCCTGCAACTGCATGAGTTGGATCGGCGAGCGTATCGCCGCGTATGAGAATCACAACCCCTAACCAGAAGGAGCACCACATGACCTACGAACAACGCGAGAACACCGGAGCACTCTTCCGCAACGACAAGAAGCAACCCGGCGAACGCACTCCGGACTATCGCGGCGACGCGATGGTGAACGGCGTGAAGGTCGAGATCGCCGCATGGGTGAAGGAGTCCGCGAGCGGGAAGAAGTTCATGTCGCTCAAGTTCCAAGAGCCGCGCGAGCGCGATGCCGCACCGAAGGCCGCGCCTGCGCCGATCCCCGAGGCCGACTTCCCATTCTGACGAGGAGCGCACGATGAACAAGGCACAACTACTCCGGGAGGCTCTCCGCATCGTCGAGGAGCGCGGCTCGGCCTACGGCCCTCCGGCGCGGCACTTCGCGCGCACGGTCGGCGCGATCAACGCCGTTCTCGGGCACAAACTCGCTGCGCCGCTCACGCCGGCGGACTGGGCCACCATGATGATCCTTGACAAGTTGGCGCGCGAGCAGCACACGCCGAAGGCCGACAACCCGCTCGACATCGCCGGCTACGCGGCGTGCCTCGCCGAGTGCCGCGAGGAGGCCGAGCCGATCGGCGGCGAGGTCGGGGACGAATGGACGGAGCGCGCGTTCACGCTGCTCTCCTCGATGGAGTCCCTCGTGCGCGAGGCCAGGTCGATCCCGTGCGAAGTGGAGGCGAGGCGATGAGCAGCAGCGAACTCCAAGCCGCACTCCTCGCGCTCGACGAGATCACGGCGCAGCGCGACGAGGCGAGGCGGCTCGTCATCGAGGCCGACTGGTGCAAGGATCCGGCCGCCAAGTACGCCGACCTCTGGGCCGCGCGAGGGTGGCCCGTGCCGGGGCCGGAGACCACGACGCTCACCTGCCCGTACTGCGATTACCGCGAGGTCGTGCACGCGAAGCCGTCGCCGAGCGATCATGCGATGTGCGCCTTCTGCGCGATGGAGCACTCCGAATGACCGACCTACTCACGACCCGCCAGGTTGCCGAGCGGCTCGGCGTGACTCCCGGTCGCGTGCTCCAGATGGCGCGCGAGCGCGTGATCCTCCCGCAGCACCGGGCCGTAACGCTGCTCTGGCGCGAGGAGGACTTCCCGCGATTCGCTCGTCGGCCACGCGGCCGGCCACCGAAAGGCGGTCACGCTTGCCGCTCGTGATCGTTAGGCGCGAGGGCGAAGGCATCCGCGTGTCGTGCGGCGGGGAATCGATCGACATCGTGATCGGCAAGATCACGGAGACACGGTGCACGCTCGACTGCACCGGGCCTCGTTCACTCAAGGTCGAGCGAATCGAGACAGGAGTTTGTGATGATCACAGACAAGCAGCGCGAGGCAAGGACTCGCGGACTCGGAAGTAGCGACATGGCCGCGATCTTCGGCGTGTCGAGGTGGAAGTCGGCCGTTGATGTGTGGGCCGAAAAGACGGGGCGCGTGGAGCTTGAAGCGGGATACCCGAGCGAGGCCGCGAAGATCGGCTCGGTCGTGGAGCCTGCGCTCCTCGCGATGGCGAGCGAGCAACTGGGCCGCAAGGTCGTGGCCCCGTCGAGCACATTCGTGCGCGGCGTGCTGCGCGCGAATGTCGACGGGATGCTCGATCGCTTCGAGCGCGGCTCGGACATCGTCGAGGCGAAGTGCCACGGCTCGCCCGTCGGATACGGCGCGCCGGGATCCTCGGCCGTGCCCGAGGCCGTGATGCTCCAGGTTCAGCATCAGATGCTTTGCGCCGAGTCGCAGCGCGCCTATGTTGCGGTGCTCGACGGGAGCCATCTCTCGTTCTCGCTCTACGAGGTTCCGCGAGACGAGGGGTACTGCCACGAGATCGAGGCCCGAGCCGCCGAGTGGTGGGAGAAGCACATCGTCGGCGACACGCAACCCGAGGGGGCGTTCACGCTCGACACGGCGGCGCGAGTGACCCGGCAGTCGGGCGCGGCGACGCACATCCCGAGCGAGATCATGGAGGCGTACATCGTGGCGCGCGAGTCGGCGACGGCGGCAGATCGCGCGCTCGACAACGCGAAGGCGATGCTCCTCACCGCTCTCGGGCAGGCCGAGATGGGGGCCGGCGGCGGGTGGCGCGTCTCCTACCGCGAGCGGTCGCGGTCGGGCGTTGACACCAAGCGACTGCTCGCCGAGAACCCGGAACTCGCCGAGCGGTACGCGACGCGCACGACCTTCCGGGTTCTCGACGCTCGACCGGAAGGAGGCCGCGAGTGACGAAGCCAACAAAGCCCACGACCGACGGCGCGCCCGTCGGCCTGCGCCGCGCGCTCATCGCCGCCCAGAGAGACCTGAAGGCCGTGCACAAGGGATCCGAGAACGCCTTTCACCGCTACCGCTACGCCTCGGCCGAGGACATGATGTCGGCGTGCCGGCAGGCACTTCACGCGCAGGGACTAGCGGCGCGCAGCACTCGATGGTCGATCGAGTCCGACGAAACTCACCGATGGGTAGTCGCCTCGTACGAACTGATCCACGAGTCTGGCGAGGTCGAGCAGTATCCGATGGCGACCAAGTGGCCGTTCGCCGAGGAGAAGGGGAGACCGCTCGACAAGGCTCTCGCCGGCGCGCTTACGAGTTCATTGGGATACTGGTTGCGTTCGCTGCTCCTCGTGCCGCGTGACGATGAGGAGATGGACAAGCGCGACGATCGGGCGCACGATCCCGAGGTGCTCGGCATCGCGCGAGCAGGCCGGCTCCGCGCGCAGGCGACCAAGGCCGGCGTGACGATCGCGCAACTCCGCGAGAGACTTGCCGCTACCGGGTTGACGCTCGGCGAGGATCCTGTATCGTGGCCCACAGCAGCAGCGGCACGCATCGCCGCCGCGCTCACGACGAGCGCGTGATTCGGTTCCTGTTTCTCTCCCGTGCTTCGCGTCGGTGACAATCGGCGCGAAGCCTTCAAAGACTAGACCGCGCTCGGCGGTGCGCCTCCGCGAAGGAGGCCCGAGCAAAGCAGCACGGGCGGCTCTGTAGGCCCGAGGAGATACGAGGATCGGTTCGCCTTCCGCACTTGTGCGGGGCAGTCGGCGCGGCAAAGCACGCTCCGATCGAGAAGCGAGTCGAGAGTCTTCCGCGCTGACCACGCGGGAGCCAGGTGCACTCGATGCACTTGGGGAGAGGCCAAGTCCTACCCGCGCCGATGTCCCGGCCAGACAGGATGAGAGACTTGGCACGCGCAAAGGCGACGGCGACGGCGACGAACAGCAGTCCCAACCACGCGCGACTTGAGGAAACTTGGGTCGCGTGGCTCCGGCTCTGGCTCTGAACAGCAGTCATAGCCGGAGACACATCAGGAGCAGTCGTGTAGAGTAGGGATCGCGTCGTGCAGGATGCACGAGGCACTAGCATCACAAGGAGAGACACCATGCCGGAACGGATCGCACTATCGAGGATCGTGTTGGACGCAGGGACGCAGATGCGCGAGCGGATCGATGAGTCCGTGGTCGCCGAGTACGCCGAGGTGCTCGACCAGTTGCCGGCGGTGGCCGTCTACGCGGTCGGCCGTCGGTTCGTGCTCGTCGATGGATTCCATCGCTACTACGCGCACTCACGCGCGGAAGCTCGGGACATCCTCGCGACGGTGATCGGCACGGGCACGATAGAGGAGGCGCAATGGATCGCTTGCGCGGCGAACGCCACGCACGGCCTGCGCCGCTCGAACGAGTCCAAGCGACTGGCCGTCGAGGCCGCGCTCCTGCTCCGACCCGGCGCGAGCGATCGCGAGGTCGCCGCCCATGTCGGCGTGAGCCACACGATGGTCGCCAAGATGCGCCGCTCGATCGACGATGCGGCGAGCGGTAAACCTATTGAAGCCGCGAAGAGTGGCAACGGTTGCCACTCTTACGGGGTCGAGGAGGATTACCACGCCGACGAGGTCGAGGACACCGAGCCGCTAGGAGGCGATCTGGAGCCTTCGGACTCCGAGGCTCCCGTAGGGCCACCCGTCACGCTCGACGAGCGCATCGCGCACGCACGCGCCCGGATCGGGGTGCTGCTGAAGGGACTGGAGCGGTGGCGCGCCGAGGCCGACCGCATCGCCGCCGAGGAGGCCGGATCCGGCATCCACATCGGGACGATGGATCAATATTGGAGAGACCTCCGGCTCTCGATCGACCGAGCGCGGCCGGCGGGGCCGTGCCCCAAGTGCAAGGGCGGCGGATGCCCTGCGTGCGGCAACCTCGGATGGATCTCGAAGATGCGCGCCCAGGTGCTGCGCGGGATCGGAGGGTGACCCGTGGAACTCCGACCCTATCAGAGCGAGGCGATCGCCTCGGCGATGTCGGCATGGCATCGGCATAGGTCGCTCCTCATGGTGATGGCGACGGGCCTCGGGAAGACCGTCACCTTCGCCCACATCGCCAAGGCCGTGATCGAGCGCAAGCGTCGAGTCCTCGTGGTAGCTCACACGAAGGAACTCGTGAAGCAAGCGGTGCGCGCTCTGGAGAGCGTGTGCGCGTGCGAGGTCGGTGTCGAGATGGCCGAGGAGGCCAGTCCCGAGCACTCGCTCGTGACGCTCCCGCCGCCGATCGTGGTCGGAACGGTGCAGACGCTCACGGCCAAGCGCGGCAAGGGACTGCGCGTGCACAAGTTCAAGCCGGATGACTTTGGCCTCGTGATCTTCGACGAGGCGCACCATTCCGTAGCCGCGTCGTGGCGCAAGGTGGCCGCATGGTTCGACCAGAGCGACCGTGTGAAGCGTCTAGGCGTGACGGCCACGCCCGACCGCACGGACGGGATCGCGCTCGGCGCGCTGTACGACGAGTGCGTGTTCGACTACGGGATCCGCGACGGCGTGCTCGACGGGTGGCTCTGCCCCGTTCGGCAGTCGGTCGTGTGGGTCGAGGATCTCGACCTCTCGACGATCCGCACGACTGGGGGCGACCTGAACGCCGGCGATCTCGCGGCCGTGCTCGAGCGTGAGGCCGTGCTCCACGGCATGGTGTCGGCCACGATCCAGATCGCGAAGGGCCGACGCACGCTCTGCTTCTGCGCCACGGTCGAGACGGCGCGCCACGCGGCCGAGATCCTCGATCGCCACGACCCAGGTAGCGCGGCGATCGTGTCGGGCGAGACACCGCCCGAGCAGCGGCGCGAGATCCTCGACGGCTTCAAGGCCGGCAGGTTCCGCTACCTCTGCAACTGCGCCGTGCTTACCGAAGGCTTCGACGATCCCGGCATCGAGGTCATCTCGATGATGAGACCGACCAAAAGTAGGTCTCTGTATACCCAAGTTTGCGGTCGCGGGACGCGCACGCTACCGGGCGTGATCGACGGACTCGCCACGCCGGCGGAGCGCACGGCGGCGATCGCCAGAAGCTCGAAGCCGTCGATGCTCGTCATCGACTTCTGCGGCAACGCAGGCCGGCACAAACTCGTACACGCAGGGGATGTGCTCGGCGGCGACGAGAACGCGCCGACCGACCGCCTCGAAGCGATCGAGGCGATGCGCCGGGACGGCGAGCGAGACGCGAAGGCGGGGGAGTTCGTCGAGCGCGATGTCATGGCCGAGATCGACGAGGCCGAGCGAGAGATCGAGCGCAAGCGCGAAGCCGAGAAGAACCGCGCGCTCCGCGCTCTGGCTCGGTTCACGGTGCAGGACGAGGATCCCTACGGCTACGGCTCTGGTGCGATCGCGACCGAGCGTCGCGCCGTCACGCTCGCCGATCCGCCGTCAGAGAAACAAGTAAGTTTTGCTTTCAAGTTGGGCATCAAGAACGCCGACCGCTACGGCCGTCGGCAACTGGCCGCGATCATCGATAAGACCGTCGTGCCGGCGTGGCTCCGCCGGCGCGTGGCGCAGGATGGAATCTCGCTCCCGGACACGGCGACGATGCGCGATCTTGGCAAAGCGAAGCGCGCGCGCGGAATGCGATGAGCGATCGCGAGGCGCATCGGGTGCGGCGTACCATGCGCTCATCTGGTGTGGTGCTCGGGGCGGCAGGGGGCAACCCCTGTCGGCCTCGAGCACGAGGAGCGCGGCGTGATGAGTGACGAGTCCAGGTTGAAGATCACAGGATGGGCCGAGCACGAGGAGGCTCGGCTCTTCGCCGACTTCGAGCGGCTCGGGACTGACCGCATGGCCTCGATGGTCTCGGGCCTGCGGCTCTCGATCCTCGCCGAGACCGACCCGCTCAAGCGCGCAATCCTACGGGGTGCTTACCTGTCGGCCGTTCGGTACATCGCGGACTACTGGGGGCGACCCCAGATCGGAGGCATCGATGGATCGGAAGACGCGGCTCCTGCTCGTGAGCCAACTTGACCAGAGGCGCGCCGAGGTTCGGGACTACTGGGCATGGATCTCGGAGCAGCCTCGGGGGGCCAAGATTCTTCAAAGTATCTCCGACACGATCGACGATATGATCGAGGACGAAACGAGATCGGCGCAGGCACGGATGCTCGCGCTGCTGGCCGACTGCGGCCTACTGGAGCACATGATCAGAACGAGGCGAACGGATGAGCCAGACCGGAGCGCAGACGCAGGCGGAACCGCCGACGATCAAAGTCGGTGACCTCGTATACATCCGGGCGCGCGTCGAGGCTCGCGTGGTCGATGTGCATCGCCTCGAATACCTCCGCGAGGGACTCGAACCCGGCGAGCGCGTGGTCGAGGTTCCCTCGTATTACATCACGACGGTCGATCGCGACGGTCGAGTCACGCAAGGCTCGGACTTCCTCGCCGTGCATAAGGATCACATGGTGACGGCCGACCAGATCCGCCGAGCGTCGAGGGGCGAGGCGTGAACCGCAGCGCGTGCGAGTTGGAACTCCGACGCACGCGAGACGCTCTGGCCGTCACGACGGCGAAACTTGAGCAGGCGACGCGCCAGCGGGACATCGCCGAGACGCGCGGTTGGCGATGGCTCAACCACGCGATCCAAGTGGACGATGCCGTCGATGCCATGATCGAGCACATTGAGAGCGAGATCGGACGGGGTCGAGGCGCGGCGGCGCATCATCGGATCCTCGATCGGCTCCACGAGCTGAAAGAGAGTTTCCCGACATGACGCGCTACGAGTTCTTCGTCCCGGGCAAGCCGCAGACCGCCGGCTCGAAGCGTGCCTTTCCGCATCGCACGACGGGCCGGATCATTGTCGTGGACGACTGCAAGGGCGGCAAGGTCTGGCGCAAGGCCGTCCAGTACCACGCCGGCACGGTGTGCAAGGCGATGCTCGCGGGGCCGCTCGCGGTCTCGGTCGTGTTCGTGATGCCGAGGCCGCTCTCGCACCGCAAGAAGGACGGCACGACGGCTCCAGGTGCACCGCGCTACCACATCGTGAAGCCGGACACGACCAAGATGCTCCGAGCCATCGAGGACGCGCTCACGGGCATCGCGTGGATCGACGATGCCCAAGTGATCGTGCAGACGGCGGCGAAGCGGTACGCGCGGTACGGCGAGGAACCCGGCGCGCGGGTGACGATCGAACCCTACACGGAGGAGCCATGAGCGAACCGAAGCACGAAGTGATCGAGCACTCGCGGAACATCCATCAAGTGCTCCTCGAGGCCGATCACCCAGAGACATGGGAGCATTGGGTGCTCCTCGCGAGCGATCGACACCACGACAACCCTAAAGCCGACTGGGATCTCGAACGCAAGCACCTCGACCAAGTGGTCGCGCGCGGAGCGTCGTGGATCGATGTCGGCGACCTCTTCGACGCGATGGGCGGCAAGTGGGATCCCAGACACTCGAAGGGCGAGGTGCGCGAGGAGTACGCGATGGCCCCGGACTACCTCGATGCCATCGTGCGCGATGCGGCGAAGTTCTATTCGCCGTACGCCAAGCACCTCGTAGCGATCGGGCGCGGAAATCATGAGCAATCGATCCTTCGGCGGCACGAGGTCGATCTCATCGAGCGGCTCGCCGCGCACATGAGCCAGATCAGCGGACATCGGGTCTATGCCGGCGGCTACGGCGGCTTCGTGCGGTTCTCCGTGAAGTTCCACTCGACCGAGATCTCGGCACTCACGCTTCGCCTGTTCCACGGCTCGGGCGGCGGCGGCATGATGAGCCACGGCACGCTCGCGACCCGGCGCATGGCCTCATGGACGGACGCGGATGTCATCGTGTGCGGACACACTCACGACCAATGGGCACTTCGGCTACAGCGCGAGACGCTCGAGGCGACGAAGGGTCGCTTCCATGTCCGGCTACGCGACCAATGGCACATCCGCACGCCGACATATAAGCAGGAATGGAACGACGGGCACTCCGGATGGCACATCGAGACGGGCAAGCCGCCCAAGCCGACGGGGGCGACTTGGATGCGGCTCTCGCTCGTGCGCGTCGAGGCTCCCGAGCGCATCGAGGCCGACAAGCCGAACAAGACTCGCGCTCGATGGCGCGTCGCGGCCCAGTTCATGGAGGCGATGTGAAGCCGTTCGCCTCGTTCTGGGCCACGCTCGCCGGAGTCCGCTACCGGATCCGGTTCGTGCGCTCGAGCGAGATCCCGTTCGATCGGTTCGCCGACTGCTCGTCGCCAGAGTCGAGCAAGCGCGAGATCCGGGTGCGCCAGGTTCTACGGGGCAAGGCGCGCATGGAGACGGTGATCCATGAGGCGTTGCACGCGCAGACATGGGATCGCACGGAGGCCGATGTAGCTCGCAGCGCGCGCGAACTCGCCGCGCTACTCTGGCGGTGCGGATATCGCGAGGTCGAGCCGTGAATGGAGCGAAGATGCCACACTTTGCGCGATGTGTAGCAAGATCTATCCCCGGAGCCGTGATCGGCATCCTGCTCGCGTGCGTGGCCCTGCTCGCCGCGTACATCGGCGGCGGTGGCACGGGCCTGCTCGCGTGTGCGTGTGGCCTGATTACCACGGCCTCGCTCGCGGGCCTCGTGTGGAGGCTCGACCCGCCATGAGCACGACCGAGGAGGAGGCGCGCTCGATCGAGGCCGTGCGTCGGTTCTGTTACGACCTCCTCGACCCCAAGGCCACGCCGCGCGTACCGCGTGCCGTGCGCCAGAGGGCGCGCGCCGTGTGCAAGCATCTACCGGTCGATCTCGGCCTCTTCGCTACCCGCTACCTCGAGCAAGAACTATGCCGCGCAAGCCGCCCACGGTGAAGCACCAGACGCAGGCTTGGACGCTCCAGTCCATCGCCGAGCGCGACCGCGAGCCGCTCTGCCGGATGTGCAAGGCGGCGGGACGGCTCACGCCGGCGGTGTGCATCGACCACAAGATCCCGCTCGCCGAGGGCGGATCGATGCACGACCCCGAGAACCTGCAACCGCTATGCGCCTCGTGCCACCGCAAGAAGAGCGCGATCGAGGGGCGCGAGCGGCAGGCCGAGCGGGGGCGATTCCCGAGCGAGGGTACGGTCGTGCTCGGCGCGCCGGCATCGGGCAAGACCACGCTCGTGAACGCACACAAGGCCGAGGGTGACTTCGTGTGGGATCACGACCGGGTGCTCGCGGCTATGCGAGGCCGGGACTTCAGCGGCGAGCCAGACGGCGACGCTAGCGCGCTCGCGTTCATGGGGCGACTTCGGCGCAGCGTGCTCGAAGCGTGGCGCGACGGGTGGATACCGGGCCGGCTCTGGTGGATCACGACGAACGCCGACGAGGCGCGCGCGTTGCGTGACGAGTTCCCGCGCGTGCGGCTCATCGTCGTGCGCGCAAGCCTCGACGATCTCGCGAAGCGCATCGAGGCGCGCCGGCTACCGCGCGAGCGGATGGTCGAGATGCTCGGGGCCGCGCGGAACCTCGCAGCGTCCATCGAGGCGGCGGGATTATCATCGGAGGCGTTATGAGGCACAATATCGCGTCCGATATGGTGCGATGCATGGCGTGGTTCGGCGGCGTTGGCGCGTGGATCGCGGAGATCGACGCAAGATCGACGCAGATCGGCACATTTGCGCGCGCGTGGGGGGTATGGGGTTATAAACTTTCAGAGGCTACGGACGGAT